TGGCCGGCTGTGGATTGCAAACACAACGACGGACAAACAGACCTTGACGTTTTCGGATCTAGTGTCTGGCCACGTTTACACCGGCGGATCGTCTGGCACGCTAAACGTTAACAGCGTCTGGCCAAACGGGCCGGATGAAATTACCGCATTGGCGGCGCATAACGGTTTTTTGTTTATCTTTGGTAAGCGCCAGATTCTGGTGTACCAAGGCGCTACTGCGCCGTCGACCATGTCGCTATATGACACGGTGATTGGTATTGGTTGCATTGCACGCGATTCGGTACAAGGCACGAATACGGATGTGGTGTTCTTGTCGAATAGCGGCGTGCGGTCGGTATTGCGCACGATTCAAGAAAAATCCGCGCCGTTTCGTGACTTGAGCAAGAACGTACGTAATGATTTGATGAATATCGTAGCGGGCGAAACAGCAGCTAACATCAAAGCAGTGTATTCGGAAGTTAACGCGTTTTATCTGTTGACGTTGCCATCTAACAAATCTGTCTATGTGTTTGATACACGCGGCACGCTACAAGACGGCGCATCAAGAGTAACGACTTGGACAAGTATCGAGCCTACTGCATTATTGGCGCGGCGTAATGGTGATTTGTTGATCGGCAAAACAGGTTACGTCGGTAAATATACGGGATACACCGACAATGGTGCGGTTTATCGTTTGCAGTATTTTACAAACCACGCAGATTTAGGCGATCAAAGTGTCACCTCTATTCTGAAAAGATTGTCGATTGTGGTGATTGGCGGAACGAACCAGTATGTCACCATGAAGTGGGGGTTTGATTTTACTGAAAACTATCTGTCGCAAAACGTACAGATCCCAAAGCAATCTGTAGCGGAGTATGGTGTAGCTGAATTTGGTGCTAACGGATCGCCGTTAGCTGAATACGCCGATGGCATCGCGCTTCAAACTTTGTACGCACAAGGCACTGGAGCGGGCAAGATTGTGCAGACAGGTTACGAAGCAGATATTGATAGTTCGGCGCTGTCTATTCAGCGCATTGAGATCCAAGCAAAGAATGGAAGGGTGTCATGACTAATTATGTTAAGAGTACGGACTTTGCCGCTAAAGATGCGCTGGCGTCTGGCAATGCAGGCAAAATCGTTAAGGGCACGGAGATTGACACCGAGTTCAATAACATTGCTACCGCAGTCGCCACCAAGGCCGACACCGCGTCACCAACATTTACTGGTACGCCTTCGCTGCCCACGGGTACGACGGGCGTTACCCAGTCGACATCGGACGACAGCACTAAATTAGCCACGACAGCGTTTGTGCAAGACATCGCGGACGCGATCAAGAACGCGCTGTATCCTGTAGGTTCTATCTACATTAACGCGACGAATAACACCAATCCGGGTACGTTATTAGGCTTTGGTACTTGGACAGCATTTGGTGCTGGTCGAGTCATGGTCGGTTTCAATAGCTCTGATCCGTTATTTGATACTGCTGAGGAAACTGGTGGTTCTAAGGATGCGATTGTTGTAAGTCATACGCATACAGCAACATCGTCTGTTACTGATCCGGGTCACACACATACTGTAAATAACACTGGTGGCGCTCATCATAGCCCATTGACTAACTCACCTGTAGCTGCTGGTTCTGGCTTTAATGGAGTATTAAACATGCTCACTGGTAGCATAACTACAGGGATTACTGTTTCAACATCTAACAGCACGACAGGTTCTAGCGGTACTAATGCTAACTTACAGCCTTACATTACTGTTTATATGTGGAAGCGGACTGCATGATTATTGATACGCTACCTGATCGGCAATTGATCCATCATTTTTCTGATGGGTTGTACGCCAAAGAGATTCGTGTACCGGCGGGCACTGCGATATTGAAGCATACGCATGATTTTAGTCACTTGTCGATTTTGGCTAAAGGTAAGGTAGCAGTATTGGTAGGTGACGATATTCAGATTGTTCACGCGCCAGCGTGTTTGGAAATTAAGGCAGGCGTCACGCATGGCGTGAAAGCTATTGATGATTGTGTTTGGTACTGCATCCACGCAACCGACGAGAAAGACCCGGCGAACGTGGACAACGTGTTGATTAAAGGAGAATGACATGCCTATCGTTGGCGCTTTAATAGGAGGCGGCCTTGGGCTACTAGGCAGTTCGATGCAGGCAAGCGCGACTAGACGCGCGGCTGAAGCGGGCGCTGCCGGAACTGTTGAAGCCGCGCGTATTGCTGCCGAAGAAGCACGTTTTCGCCCAATAGGCCTTACGACACGTTTAGGCCGCAGCCAATTTACGTTTAACCCGGAAGGACGTGTGTCGGGCGCAGGGTATGAACTATCGCCCGAACTACGCGCCTATCAAGACAGATTGTTGGAGTTGACTGGCGGTGTTGGGCTAGACGTTGCCGCCGCAGCACCAGGTCTATACGCGCCGATGCGAGACGCGGCGGGGCGGCTGTTTGCTTTAGGCGGCCAATATCTGTCTGAGTCTCCTGCTGACGTAGCGCAGCGTTATATGACGTCGCAACTCGACATCTTGGCGCCGCAACGTGAGCGCCAATTGGCCGCGCTGCGTAACCGTGCATATCAGACTGGCCGCGAAGGTTTATCGGTAGGCGCAACTGGTTTGCGTCCTGGCGGCGGTGAAGGGTTGCGTGCGACAAATCCTGAGATGGAAGCGTATTACAACGCAATTGCACAGCAAGATGCCGAATTAGCGCGGCAAGCCCAGCTACGTGGTCAGCAAGATTTAGCTTTCGGCACCACGCTATTTGGCACAGGTGCTGGTTTGCTTGGCGGCTATGAGCAAGGTTTGGTCGGTTCACTTGCACCGTACCAAAGTTATCTTGGTGGGGTAACCGGCCTAGAATCTATAGGTCAACAACCTCTAAGTTTAGGCGCGGCTTTAGGCGGCGGAAATACGGCGTCGGCACAAGCCTTACTAAGTGGCGGTACCGCCGCTGCAAATCTGCGTATGCAAGCCGCTCAACTCAACCCGACTGCGTCATTCCTGCAAGGTCTTGGTACAAATCAACAACTGACGTCCGGGCTAGCAGAAGGTATACAAGGTTTATTTGGTGGTAGCAGCGGCCCAGCCTACAACCAAACGCAAATAAGAAGTGATGTATTGCCCGAAGGTTTTCCGACTAGCTATTTTAATTCAACCTCACAATTTACAGGACGACCCGGCTATGGCTACCTCTGACATCTTAGGCCTGTTCACCTCGCCGGAACAGTACCAGCAGCAGCAAGACTTGATGATGCAGCGCCAAGCGGCAGAGTTGGCGCAACTTGATCCGTACCAAAGCGTTCGGTTCGGCGCGATCCGTGCCGGTCAGCAGTTCGGTCGCGGCTTGGCGGGCATCTTGGGTGCAGAAGACCCACAGCTGCGCTTGATCAGCACGCGCCAATCGGCTTTGCGCGGTATCAACTTGGGCGACCCCGAGTCGATCTTCACCGCCGCCCAACAACTCGCCGATGCAGGCGATCAGCAAGGCGCGTTGATGTTGGCCGACTACGGTCGTAAAGCCGCTGCGGATAAAGCATTGGTAGAGCAGCGCACACGCGAAAGAATGTCGCCTGCCTTGCAAGCGGCCGCGCGTATTCGCGATCTAACCAAAGATAAAGAGAAGTTACTGGGAGAAGGTGCTACCGCAGACTCTCCTGAAATAAAACTTATCGACGCAGAGATAACTTCTTTGAGTCGTGGTGGCAAAGCTCCCGGTGCAGACCTGACAGATGCGCAAAAAAATGCGCGGGCTTTAGCTTTCCTAAAAGGACCGGAAGGAACAGTAGAATTTGACACTGAATACGCAAAACAATTACCGTTAATGCTATCAAAAGGCGGGCCCGAGGCGTCAAAAGAAATTAATTTGGCTAATAATATAGTCGACATAGAAAAACAAATACGAGAAGCGGCTGACCCTAATGCGCCAGAAGTAATGGATTTGAAATCTAAAGCTTCAATACTTCGTTCTCAACTTAAAGGTAACAGGCCAAATCTTACGGTTATTGGAGAAGCGAAAAGTGGCCCTGATAAAGGTAAAGCTGTACTTGTTGATGAAGTTAACGACCAACAATTTATTTATGATATTGATAAAAACGGCAAACAATACCGTAAACCGTTTACCGGTGATGTAGATAGGGTTACTTCTTCCGTAACGTCGACAACTACTGTTTTACCTTCGGGGCCAAAACAAGTAGTTGAAGGGCTTGGTAAGCTTGACGTTGAAGATGTAAAGATCGCGCGCGAAAATAAACGCGCTGCTGTTGCATCTAATATAGCGCTACAAAAATTAACTGCATTAGATAACCAGGGCTTAATTAGCGGTGCTTTTGCAGCTAGTAGAGTGGGCGCAACTAACTTCTTAAATACTTTAGGGTTACTTAGCGCAAATGATGCAAGCCAGTTAGCTACTTCAGAACAATATCAAAAAGTAGGTTCTGACCTTGTGTTCCAATCTTTGCAAGGTAAGTTAGGCACTGGTATATCTAACGCTGACCGTGATTTTATTGAGAAAATATTCCCCAGATTGGAGAACAGCGCGGCAGCAAGACGTGAGCTAATACAATATTTAACTAAGAAAAATAACGCAATTATTGAAGAAGCCAACGCAGTAGAAAACTGGTTACGTAAGAACAACTCATTAGATGGGTACACACCAAAAATCAGCGGCATATATACGCCGCCGTCCAGCCCTGTTTCTAAAATGACCGACCAAGAATTGCGCGATGCGCGGGCTAGATTGCTTAAAAAATAAAGGTAAATGATGGCTCAGACACTTACACTGGAAGAAGTTGAGCAGGCGATGCGCGATCGTGGCATTCTCACCAGTACCGGTTCGGTTATGGATGAGAAAGGCACGACGCTTCAGGAGTTTAAGAATTTTGGCGAATCCTTGTTCAAGGGCGCGCCGATGGGCATTATTGACATTCTTGGCGGTTGGGGAAATCTGTACGATTACCTGAAAGAGAGCAAAGACCCGAGTGCGTTTTCATCCGCTGGCATTGCACGCGGTGTTAAAAATCTGACGGGCATTGATTTGCTGAAGATTCCCGGCTATCGAGGCGCGTATGAGTTTAGTTCTTCCGGTGCGCCTGCTGCCGCGTTAACTGCCGTCGGTGTGCCAGGATTATTTAGCCGCACTAAAACGGGGGTTGCTGGTGAATTCGGCGTTGGCGGCACAACAGGATTATTCTCAAGCCAAGTAGCGCCTGACAGCCCAGCCGCTCAACTTGCATTAGGCATGACGCCGTATGCTGCCAAAGCATCCTATCTTGGCGCGCAACGATTAATGACGCAACCTAACGTGAGAATGCCGTCGGTGCCGGAAACGCAATCACTATTGCGTGTTGGCCGTTTGACGCCAGGCGAAGCGGCGGTAGATCGCCCACAATTAGCTATCGAAGCCCGCGCAGAAGCATCGCCGCGCAGCGGCCAAGCGCCTATCGCATTCCGTCAAGGACAAGCGTTAGACGTGGAAAGTTTCCTTGATAAGCTGTTTCAGC